TTATGGTTAGATGTCCGTTAACAAAAGTTCCAATGATAATGCTAATTAAAGGTGGAGCTTTTGATGAAGTAGAAACAAAATTAAACAATAGAAAAGAGATAATGGCATATTATATATCTAAGATTAGTGAACCTAAAACTAGATTGACATTACAAAATTTTAATGGTTTGATTTTGCATGGGTTAGTTCCTAAAGAATATGAACTTCAAATAAGAATATATAACTTTACTAAGTATTTAAAGAAAAATTTGAAATATAAAGAGTATTTTAAACTTGATGAAACAAGTATATCTTTTCTTGAAAAGTTCATGCCTGAAGTTATGGAACGAACAATAGTAGAAGACAATAATATATTATTACAGCAAACTTGTTGGGATGGTTTTTATCAATCTAATATGGATATAATAAGAGATTGGTTAAATAAAAATAAAGAAGTAATATTAAGAAAATATAATGATATGCTCTTTATGGAAAGTTGGGAAAAGTATGCAGCGGGAACCCCGTCAGCATGGGAGATGGATGCATTATGTTTTTACCACGGCCCACATGAATTAATAAATGTAGATATGAAAAAATATAATATAGCTGACTTTAATCAGTTAAAATCTGAAGAAATTGATTATTTCTTTAAAAGAAATAATAACCAGATACCTATCTACAAGTTATATAGAATTGCGGGAACTGTACTGAATAAAAATGATGCACGGCATAGTATAAGTCTTCTTACAACAACCGGTGTAGTAAATGTAAAGTTCACTGGAGAATATTATGCTATGTTTAAAAAGCAAATAAGTGAGATTCAGGCAGATGGAAGCAAGAAAGTAAAAGAAAAGAGTTGGTTTAAGCGTGGAACTAAACTATTAATAACAGGATTTAGACGTGATAATCAGTTTGTAGGTAAGACATATGCAAGGACTATTGGACACCAACTTTATAAAATAACTGATATTGTAGGAGATGAGATTAAACTTCAACACGAACGTTATACCTCATCAACCACAACAGAGGAAGATGAATATGAAGAATAAGCGGGAAGCCAGGTCAGAGAATCTCTGACCGGCCGCCGCATTTGAAAGGAATGATTAAATGAAATTATCAATTGTAGTACCTTGTTGGAATTGTTCTAAAACTATCGGGAGACTTTTAGATTCAGTTCTAGCACAAAATATGAATAAAGAAGAATATGAATTAATAATAGTAGATGATAAATCTACTGATAATTTCCTTGATATAGTTAAAACCTATGAAGATAAAATTAATATAGTTTATGCAGAAACTACGAGAGAAGTCCATTGTCCTGGCAATACTAGACAGGTCGCCCTCCCGCTTATTAGAGGAGAATGGTTTACATTTATAGACAATGATGATTTATTTCAACCTGATGTTTTTCATAAAGTATTTGAAATAATAGAAAAAGAAAAAATAGAATATATACTTAGTACAACTTTTCTTCAGTATAATATTGAAGAAGATAAAATAATAAGAACTTTTGAATCACATTTTACTACAAATACTTGGCATCATGGTAAATTTTATAATAAGAAAAAAGTTTTAGATGAATTACATATTCATTTTAAAGATGATTTATTCTCACATGAAGATTTATATTTTAATTTATCTTTAAGAGCAGCACTTTCCGCTATGGGAAAAACATTTGTATATCATCCAGAACTTTGTACATATAAATGGGTAAAAAGAAAAGACTCTTTATCTAATATTTATACAGGTAATTTATTATATATTGAAAAATATTTTAAAGATTATTTATATTCAGTAACAGCACCTTATTTTCAATATATTAATGAAACTAATATTGATTGGATAAGAGAACAACTTATAGTATCAATGATGATGGGATATTTATATTATCAGTGCGGTATTTTTAGAGCTAAAGATATTTATCCTAAAGATAATTTAATTAAATTAAAAGAATTAAAACAAGAAATACATGATAAACTTGGACTTACTGATATGGATATTATTAATTATATAAATAGATTTCCATATTTATATGACCATTATAGAGAAGATATATATAATGGTATTCATCCTTTTGTTGAAAGTCAAAGTTTTAGAGATTTTATTATAAATTTATAAGGAGATAAAGAATGAATAAAAATAATAATATTGAACATCCTAGTCATTATAATCGTGAAGGTGCAATTGAATGTATTGAAGAAATGATTTTGGCATTTGGTAAAGAAAAAGTTGCTAGTTTTTGTTTATGCAATGCTTGGAAATATAGATATAGAGCGGCAGATAAAAATGGTATTGAAGATTTAAAAAAGAGTGATTGGTATATGAAGAAATATAGAGAATTAACTCAATCTAGTACTATTGCTGTGAAATCTAAACTATATATGCCAAATTATACAACAGAAGCATTATATTGTAATCTGGACAAAAAAGAATAATTCATCTTCTATGATTTTTAATTATAATATAGCCACTGAAAAAGATGGTAAAGTATGAATGATTTAAGGAGGTTTTATGAGTATTATATTATATTCTACTAGATGTCCAAAATGTCGTGTACTTGATGCTAAACTTCATTTAGCAGATATCCAGTTTGAAGTATGCGAAGATATAGATAAAATGGAATCACTTGGAATAACATCAGCCCCTGTTCTTGGAGTAGATGATAAATTACTTACATTTAAAGAAGCAGTAGATTGGATTAATAATGGAGGAGGGAAAACCATTGAAAATTAATATTCAGCTTAATAAAAATTTTGTAACTCAGTATAATCGGCTTCAAGCTGAGTATGGCACAGATATTGCTGCACTCAATGGTTTTGGTGATGAACAATTATCATACACTGACTTCATTAATAATTTTATAGATGAGCAAACTGTCGCTGACAGTTCAATTGATGGCAACTCAAATGTTAGTCATAAAGATATAGTAACACTAGAAAGAGAAATGCCTAAACCGCATTCTAAGTTACTTGCTTTTAATAAAATATATTATGAAATTCAAAAGAAATATGGATTTAAAGCAGCTAATGAATGGTTAGAGATGGAGTGGGTGGGAAAACTCTATATGCATGATGCAAATAGTTCAACCTTCCGCCATTATTGTTTCGCTTATGATCTCAAAGATCTAGCTGAAAAAGGATTATATTTTATTGAAGGACTTAATGCAAAACCCGCAGAACATCTTATTACTTTTGTTGATTTTATAAAAGAATTTGTTAGTTTTGCTTGTAATCGTTCTAGCGGAGCGGTAGGTCTTCCTAATGTAATTCCTTATATGTATTATTTTTGGAAGAAAGATGTAGATGCAGATTATCTTGGCATCCGTTCTTCTAATAATATGAAATATTATGCAAAACAAGCTTTTCAACGTTTTATTTATGCAGTTAATCAGCCTTATGTAAGAGATGGTTCTCAAAGTGCATTTACAAATACATCAGTATTTGATAGACCATATTTTGAAGCTTTATTTGGTGGTTCTGTATTTCCAGATGGAAGTTTTATGATTGATCATGAAGAAGCTATAATCGGATTCCAGAAATGGTATATGGAAGTGATGAGTGAGGTTAGATCATCTAATATGTTTACTTTTCCAGTATCTACAATCTCTTTATTAAGAAAAGAAGGTGACTTCCCGCTTGATACATTAGATGCATTTGTAGACCCAGATTTCGCAGAATGGGCTTTGAAACATAATATGAAATGGTCTGATAGCAACATTTTTGTTGATACTTCTGTTAACTCACTTAGTAACTGTTGTAGATTAAAATCAGATATTAGAGATTTAGGTTATTTTAATAGTGTAGGTGGGACCGCGCTTAAAGTAGGTTCAGTTAAGGTTTCTACTATCAATTTAGCTAGAATTGCTCTTGATACAAATTCAGAATATGAATATCTTAAAGAGCTTGAACATAGAACAATAGTAAACTTAAGAGCATTAGATTGTGTTCGCCATATCATACAGCGTAATGTTGAAAAAGGATTACTTCCTAACTTTAGTTATGGATTAGTAGATTTTGAACATTTGTATAATACTATTGGTTTTATTGGAATATATGAAACTATGAAAAAATTTGGTTATACAAAAGTAGATGAATTTGGAAATACATTTTATACTGATGAAGCTTCAAGTTTTGGAAAGAAAATATTTGAAGTAATGCGGGCGACCGCAGATGCTTTTATCCAGGAAATAGGTGCAAATTATCAAATAAACACAGAGCAAATTCCAGGTGAGAGCGCTGCCGCTAAACTTATGAAAAAAGATAAGTTCTTTTATCCAGATGCTAATATATATGACCTCCCGCTTTATGGAAATCAATTTATTCCTTTAGGTATTAATACTACAGGTCAAG